GGGAATGTTGTATTTGTCCTTAAAATAGACAGGATCAATCTCGTAGTTAGTCAGGAGCATTTGCTCAATTAGTTGCATTTCGGTGGGCTTGTAGTCCACGCTCTCATCCCAGTTAAACAACAACCCCTTCACGGGGAATCCGTGATGCAGCATGAGCGGCAGCAGCTTCCCGTTTATGATGTCGCGCAAGAAGTCGGCATCGGCCGCTATCAGGTTGCGCAGCACCTCGAGATGTGTCTCTGATTGCGTATGGGAGGATCCGTTGTCGATGGTCATGGTTTGTCCAAGGATGCCTTTGGATATCTCGCTGTTTGCACGGTCAATACGTTTGTCATATACATTATAAGCATCCCCACGAGAAGATTCCACGAACTCAATGGTTGTGCCTTCCGGGAGCACACCGGAACCGCCTGTGCCCATATTGGCAAGCACCCTTTCGATCTTATCCACATCCTTGGAGTCTCGGGACGATGTTTTTGCGATTCGTATCGGCATACCAAACAGCTCACTGAATTGATCCCAAAATGCGGTGGCGTGTCGCTTGGATATGGTTTGCGGCGCTGCTTTTAGGAGCAGGCCAAGGTCGCTTGGGTGCCCGGCCTCGATGCACCAGGCGGCAAGCTCTCCGCTTTGGTAAGGCGTCCCTTTTTGAGGCTCATCAGACGCTTCCCTGATGATCACTCCGTACTCCGGGATTACATGATGTCGCGGAACCAAGCGGGCGTACTCGAAACGCTTTTGCCCTTCGATCTCAACCACCTCCCCCAGCTCAATCAAGCTATGCCCCCAGTATCGGGAGTCTAAGACAAGGCTCATAAACTCTTTAAACCATCCGGCTTCAAAAAGCTCGCTTACCTCCTCGTTCTCTTTTTTTGATTTATCGCACAGCCTGAAGGCTTTTTGCATTACCATGCCCTTCCTCTGCTCGATGCATCCGGAGAGGTGCATGTCAACAACTGCGTCTGTGTAGATGGCGTAGAGCCGCGCCCTTAAAGGACGCTCCACGTTAATGGCCATCTGCCACGCTGCTCGCCAGTCTGCAATATCATTTCTGGTGAGCGCCTGGGTTTGCTGCATCAGCTCTATGACCATCTTTTTTGCCCGCTTCTGGTCTGCTTTGGAAAGTTTAGCCATCAGGACATCCATTGCTGCCTGCTCCGGATCGTGCCGTGTGATTGTAATATTGTGTTTAAAAAGTCGCATTGAAACAGGATTTAAACGGTTTTTAATTTACCATGAATGATTGAGCTTTGGCTCGGAGTTAAAGCGTATGGGATGGCCGGTGTCGCCATTAAGGAGCGGCAGGTCGGGCGTATGCCAGCCTTTGGCTACCTGCCTGAGCGTTGCCTTGACGCTGTCGTACCTCTCTTTTCGCGTCTCCATGCCCATGCGCTTGGACATCCTTGCGTGCATGTGGTAGAGTGCGATGTCAAGCATCCACATCACCACCTCGGCATTACGATCTTCTCCCTTGGCGATAAAAACGGCCTCCACATCATAACGGCTCCGGAGCGCTGATGATATTTCGGCCTGAGCCATTTTTTCGGCCTGCTCGCGGTTTGTCGGGGTTGAATCGTGGGCAACGTCCAGGTCTTCGGGCCTGATGAGCGTTGCGTAGTCGCTATCTGTTAGAAACATGGCATTGGTTAGTTAGTGATGTACAGGGCTTTTTTTTCGATCTGTTGTATGGTTATCCCTCTGATCCGCTTGGTTCTGATCCACTCTTTCAGCTTCCTTTTTGACACGGCAACAGGCTTCCCTTTCCAGAGGATTACCAAAATTGTTTCACCGGTGAGTGCGTGAGTACGCTTGGCCTGCTTCATGGCCTTTACAGCACAGTATCTAAAGAGTTTGTTTTTAAGATATTTTATCATAGCATTAAAGAATTACCATAAATTTTTTGGAGACGACCGCTTGCCGATGCGTGGCTGGAAGCTGCCTACCCGCGTGCGCTGCTGAAGGAGGTATATAGCACCCTCGTCCGCATCCGGAGCGTCGTCATGAGTGCGGCTACCCTTTTGGAAGGAGAGAAGTTGATCCAGGCCGGTCAGTGTGTCGCGGTCATTTTGTAGAGCCTCATTATAAAAGGTAAAGCCACGCTCCCAGAGGGGAGAGATGGCCTCTATCCGCTGGAACTTATCGGGTTTTTTACGACTATCGGGGCGGATGGGGAGCTGGTATCCCCGAGCCACTCCTTCCCGCTCAAACTCGTCCAGAATGATGTCCTGTAAAAAATTGGCTTCTATATAATAGTCGCAAACAGCATTTTCCGGCAACGATTCATGAAGGTCGTAAAACCAACGCACCATTTCGGCTACGGAGCATTGCCGCACAAAGTTTTTGAGGTTATGCAACTCCGTGCCACTCTTTCCCCATACCTTGATGGCCTTATAGTCGCTCTGAGATGAGGACTTAAATGATGGGTCGCAGTAGGCAATCAAGTGATCATATTTATGTAGCGGAAGTATTTTTTTCCACCTGATCCAGTCATGCCGGAACACGGCGCCCTCTGTGATGGGGTTATTCATATACTCCTTTTGAAAACTGCGGTAGCCCATAAAATCTTCCAAATCCTGCACCTCTTTACGGCTCCACTTCTCTTTCCATGTAACATCACTATTGCGGTCGAGGATGTTCACCTGGGATACGCGCACGCCCTTGGTGGCTGCGATCCGCGCCAGCGAGCTATTGTTTGAGATCATGTTGCCAACCATAATAAAGCGTCCACGTCCGCCATCCAGTGCTCCAAACAAGGCCTCTTTGAGCCACTCCGTCAACTCCTTCACGCGCTCTTCATTCCTGCAAAGCTCGTCATCATCAATGTCGTCAATCGCAATATAGTCCGGGCGCAAATCCTTAAACCGCAAACCGCGCGGCGACTGGCCCCGCCCAAGCGCCCAAAAAGCGCAGCCGTCCCTGGTAATAAAATTCCCCTCTTCCCAGCTCCCGACATTTTTCTGTTTCCCAAAATCGTTTATATAACGCTGGTTGCTTTCAAATTCGGCTTGTATGTCAGAGAGCAGTTTATTGGCATTAGCCTGGCTCTTGCCGACTAAAATCATGACATTGATCATCCGCGTTGGCTGTATTTTTAGCCATAACGGAATCCCTATGTCTATATGGGTGGACTTGGCGTGCCCCCGAGCCCATTTATATACGGCCTTAAGGTTTGGGTTTGCCTTGACTTCGTTGGCTGCCGCAATCTGAAATTTGGCACACTTGCATTTGGCGTAATGCGGCAGATAGTACTCAAAAAAGTAAGCATAGTCTTTTTGCGCCCGCCGGATCCGCTCCTGCCTTACAGAGGGTTCTTCTGCGAGGTTGACGGGAGTCTGCTGCTGTACGCTCCGGCAATGCTCCTGCCATATCCTGTATGCTTCGCTTTGGATCATTTTTTGCCGATCTGTTCAGTTATATAGAGGTCTTGGTACTTGTTGATTGCCTTTACAAGCTCCGGAGTCAATTCCTTATCAATCGTTTGCCGGTATTGTATCCATTTAGAAAAAGCCATAAATACCTCAATAGCGTCCACCACATTGGCCTTTTTGTCCAATTTCTCAATGGTGCTTGCAAACTTGGCCAACTTGTCCGGGAGGGAGCCGATCACATTCGGATCATCAGACTCGGCCACCTGATCGATCAGCTTGTTAATAGTATTAAGCAACTTATTAATCAACTCCGGGCGCGTTACGGTCAGGGCGCCACGCTTTTCTTTCCACCCAAATTCACCCACCCATCGGTTAATGGTTATCTTACTAACGCCTACGCGCTCGGCAATGGTGTTTTGTGCTTCTCCGTTAAAGTACAGTATTCGGGCGTGCTCCTGCTCGGCATTGAGATTCTTTTTCTTTGTTTTAGTCATGCTTTTTGCTTTTAGCAAAGTTGGCAACGCGACTCGGCGGTTGCAAAAAAGTGTGCAAGAATTGCGCGCAAGTGTGCAAAAGTTGCGTAGAAGTGTGCAGGAATTGCACACTTTTTTGGATGCGTTTTACCGCCCTCTTAGCTTAGCGAAAAAATTATAAAGATGGCAAAACCATATTTCGAGATTGATGTGATCATCGGAAATTCTCAGTTAAACAGCTATGGATACCGCGTCCTGACAGAGGGAGTGGATATAGAACAGTATAAGCGCAACCCTGTGTTACTGTTTATGCACCGCCGTGCTTATGAGTACCTGCCACTTGGGACGGTGCAAAATATCAGGAAAGAGGACGACAATATCCTGGGCCGGCTATGTTTTGACGGCACGGATGAAAAATCCAGACAGGTGGCGGACAAATACAAGGCCGGAACGATGAAAGCCGTCTCCGGAGGCTTTGACGTTATTGAGTTGAGTGAGGACCCCGGATATTTAGTACAGGGGCAGACCCGCCCAACCGTGTCAAAGAGCTTCCTGTATGAAGTATCTGTGGTGGATATTGGCGCAAATAACGACGCCCTGGTGGCCGCTCTTTATAAAGATGGTAAGCGTATAAACCTGAGCGCGGGAGAGTGTGGTCTGCCGTTGCTCTCAACTCTTAATAAACAAAGTATGAAC